CATCCTACTACGAGAGAATATTCAAACCGGAATGGTGCCCATAATCTTTCGCTAGAAGGTTTGAATGTTTCCGTTGAGCTTACGCTCAACGGGACGCGCGACAATTTTTCGCGCAGCCAACCATGCCCGGGCTCGAACCCCGACCCGAACCCGACAACGCCTCGGACTGCGACCGGTGACCAGGTGGCCACACCCGAAAGTCCCATTACGGCCACCGAACACACTCCGGCACCAAAGCGCCAGAAATCGCCCAGGAAACAAAAACGCCCATCGACTAGGCCCGCGGTAGCGGGCAGCCCCCAAAAGTCGCTCATAAGCGAATCTCGTGCGCCTAGCGCTTGCACAGAAAATTTGCCGGCTGTCAACACAGAAGTGCACCACCCTGTTGCAGAGCCCCAGGGGGCCCCAGGATCGGAGACCTGGGAGGCATACGCGTCGGCCTATGAGGCCAGGTACGGTAGCCGCCCACCCCGGAACGCCCGGACTAACTCGATGTGCCTGCAGCTCGTGCGTCGCGTCGGCATCGAGGACGCGCCGCGCCTCGCCCGCTGGTACGTCGAGCGTGCCGGTGGCATCCACATGCGGGCACGGCACCCGCTGTCGCTGCTGCTCAGAGACTGCGAGGTGCTGCTGGTCGAAATGCGGGATTGGCGACCGGCTGTGCTGCGCGATTGGGAGCAGACCCGGCGCGACATCATCGAGGGAGCCCAGTGGATGATCGAGCAGGGATGGGTTATCCCGCCGAAACAAGGAGGTCAAAATGGCGATAGACGTTCTCACTGACGCAATCGTAGTAGCTGCTGGCTGCGCAGGCATACCGATCGATCGGACCACGGCGGCAGCGATTGCAGCGCAACTGGCGCAGTACAACATCACGCCGCTCGAACTCCGCCACGCCATCACCCGCATCGCAGCACGAGGCGATCGGGTGTCCTGGATCGCGATCGTGCGTGCGCTCGATGATGCCTGGCCAGGCCCGGAGGAGGCCTGGGACCTGGCCAGGAGGGGAAAGCGCATGCCATCGCTCGCGCTGCAGGCAATGCGGATCGCCGAGGGCACGCGGCTCCGTGATGAGGAGCTCTATCGCACCTTCCGCCGCTGCTACGACCGCCTGGTGGCCGAGGCGCTGGTCGAGGGCCGCATCCGGTGCGAGTGGGTCGAGCTCGAGCCCGCGGCTCCGCAGCTGCCGCCCCCGGGCCCGAGCGAAGAGGACCGCCAGGAGATACTCGGGGCACTGCAGCGCTTGGCCCATAGGCTCGGCAGGCCGATGCCTAGCGACGAGCCGGAGCAGGGGAACTAGGCCGCAAATTGCACTGGACTTCATCCTAGTGCATCTACGCGATCTGGAGCCCGCACACTCCGGCCGGAAATGCACTAGAATGCACTAGGATGACGATCGGCGTTTGACCCCAGGACACAAAATCTTGGGGGAGGCGGTGAAACCGACGTAGTTTCAATGGCTTGCGCATGCCTGCTACCACGCGGCTACCATCCTGCTACCACGGGCGGCGTGCGCCGCAAAGAAAAACCCCCGCAGCCGAGCACGTTTCGGGAACCGAGCGGCGGCTGCGGGGGGCGGACAAGGAGTCCGCAGTGGAACAGGCGGCGCATATACACCATCATGCGGCGTGTGTCAAGCGCGATTTGCTCAGGCTTTCACGGCAGTGCCGACAGACCAGCACCAGCAGCGGCTTTCCGCACCGTCAACGCCGTGCGCTTGCATAAAGCACCTCGCCATGATAACCGCGAGCATCGGAAAACGATAAACAGCGCCAATGTACGAGAAAGAGGAGGATGGCGATGAAACGATTTCTAACGCTCGACGAGGTCGCAGAGTTGTTCCGGGTACACCGGGGCACGGTATACAAGTGGGTACGCTCCGGGAAACTTCGCGCGGTGCGTGTCGCTGCGACGTGGAGAATCCCAGAAGAGGTGATTGATGAATTGAAGGGACAATCGTGCCGCGATGCTTGACTCTCGCAGCGCGATGTGGCACACAGACTGCGCACACCAACCTCCAGCCCGCCGGGGCCGGCGCTTACTCCTTTCCGCCGGCCCCACTCCCTCCAGCGCGGCATTACACGTAGATGCCGCCCACGCCGCGGACGCGCTCCGCGCCGTACCACGCCATCGCGCACGCGGCGAGCGAGTCCGGTAGGTGGCCACGACCCCAAAGATCATCCCACGTGGCCTGCGTGTGCTCGCCGACGAGCGTGTCGATGCGGGGTAGCAGCAGCGCCCGCGTCTCCAGTGCGCGCACATACCCTGTGATGAGCCGCTCTCGTGTTTTCGGCGCCCAGACGATCGGCACCGCAGGCACTGCGAGCAGTGAATGCACCACGTCCCCGAGGCCCGTGGCATCATGCCACACCCGCGCTCGGTATCGTGTCGCGAGCTCAGCCACTCGCTCGACCTGGCGGGCCCAGGGCTGCCGCCGCATCCGGAGATAGGCCACGACATGCCGGGGCCGCACGTCGCATCGGATCACGACCGCCACGGTCGCATGCTCGCTCCGCGCCCAGTCGACGCCGCAGGCATACTGTCCGGACGCCTCGGGCGGCTCGACCTCGATTGCGCGTCCCGTGTCCCGGATCTCCGGGCCGTCGAGCACGCCTGTGAGCACCTCGGGGTCAATTGCCGCATTCCTGGCGACCACTTGCCCCATCTCGTACTCCACGCGCCACACGCTCTCCGGCACCGTGGCCCGCACCCGCTCTAGCTGCTCCCGTCGCATCCACCCGTGGGGCCACATCACATCGCGCCAGCACCACTCCACGACAGGCCAGCCGCGATCCTGGGCGAGGCGTCGCAGATACGCCATGCCGCCATCGGTGCGGTGCTCGGTGGACACCGCGAGCACGCCAGCGCGTATCGGGCCGCGAGACTGCGGTTGCCCAAGTGCCGCGTCGATCAAGTCGACATCGATCTCGTCCGCCTCATCGAGGATCAGCCGCTCGGGGTGTGGCCCGCGCACGCTCCGCGATGATGCAAGCAGAGCGGTGATGGTGGCGCCCGTCACGAGCCTCGTCACACGATGCGTTGGCTCATCAAGCAGCATGTCGACGGGTGCCGTTGGGTGGAGCCACATCCGGCGCATATGGTCGTGGACACGGTTGGATTGCTCACCAGAGCCGCCCAGGATCGTGACGGATGCACCGAGTGTGGTCGCCATCGTGAGCCCCAATCCGGCGACCATGTAGGTTTTGCCGGTGCCCCTCGCTCCGCGGACGATGATCACCGGCTGCGTGGCACGGTATGCGTCCCATGCGACCGCTAGCGGCGCGGTGTGATGCGGGCAGGCCGCACGAGCGCCGAGGCGTACACCCCAGGCGTGCTCCATATAATGGCGGAGCTCGCGTGCCGACCGGAGTGGGACCCGGAACTCCGTCTCAGCGCGGCCGTCGGCCTGGGAGTACGACTGCACGCGGCCACTCCCTGAGCGAGGCGGGCACATCCTGCCGGCCACGCTTGCGCTCGCGTCGATACGCGCGCCGCTCGATGCCACGCGCGAAGCGGATGAGCTCGCGCACGGCCCGCAGGTTGCCAGCACGCGCCGCTCGCTCCAACTGCTGCACGAGCGCGTCGATGTAGCGTGCCCGGGCGGCCTCGTACTCGCGCCGCACGGCCGGGTCCGCCAGCGCTTCGCGCGCCTCGGACTTAGAGGCGCCGGCGAGCCCGGCAATCTCTCGCAGCCCGAGGCGACCGGCATGCTGGTTTAGCGCATCGCGGAACGACATGCCCGAACACTAGCATGTCGCGCGGCGATATGATAGACGGGCCCACATGGCGACGGTGTCCTGGCTCGACCGGTTCCGCGCCGCCGTGGGTCGGCGCGGCCGTGCTGCATCTCCGGTGCAGCCCGCCGCAACGTTGCCCGGGCGAGGCGTCCGCGTACTCCGTCTAGCCGAACCCATCCGGGCCGCGAAAGCATCGTATCTCGATGTCGCTACGCACCCGCTCGTTGAGGCCTGCATCGAGGCCATCGCTACGGTGGCTGCGTCCGCGAGGCCAACGCTCCGGATCGCTGGGCAGCCGGTCGAGCAGCACCCCATCCTGGACCTAATTTGGCATCCGACGCCGGACATCGACTATGCCACACTGCTCCGCACGTGGGTGGCACAGGAGCGGCTTGTTGGCCGCATCTTCGCGGAGCTTGTACTCCGAGGCGACGGCACGCCGGCATACATCCTCCCGCGGCCCTCGCAGTTTGCCCAGGAGCGCTACTCGCCCACTGGCGCCCTGGAAGCGATCGACTATGGCGAGCCAACTACTGGGCGGCCAAAGACGATGCTGCCGGGCACGTTCCTATGGACGCTCGTGCCCTCGACCGACGACCCGCTCGTGCCGCGTGCACGGTGGACCATGATTGCATCGGAGGTCGCACTCGATCGGGCACTCATGGGCTATGTCGGAGACGTAGCGCGGAGCGGGCTCAGACAGATCGTGCTGACTACGCGCGACGACCTCGATGATGAAGAGGCCGAGGCCGTGCGCATGCGGGTCGAAGCAGCACTCAAGCGGGACTCATCTGGTCGGCAAGCGGGCATCCCGCTGCTCCAGCAGTCCCGTGTCGATGTGCGGGAGGTCGGCGTGTCGCCACAGGAGATCGATGTCGCGGACCTGCTGGCGCACGTCGAGGCACGCATCTGCTCGGTGCTTGGCGTGCCGCCGATCATGGTGAGCGCCGTAATCGGGCTCAAACGAGCCACGTACGCCAACTACCGCGAGGCGAGGCAACACCTCGTCCACGACGTAATTATCCCGTTCGTCGGCCGCATTGGGCAGATGCTGGAAACCCAGCTCGCGCCGCTCTACGGACTCGATCCGTCGCAAGTCGAGCTCGTGTGGGACTTCTCGGAGCTCGCCGGTGCCGACGAGCACCGCGCCACGCAATGGCAACTCGCAGAGCGAGCCTGGGGCGCTGGGTTGCTGACTCGCAATGAGGCGCGCTCGATGATGGGGCTCCCGCGAGTCTCGGATGGCGATGTGCTCAAGTCCGGGTTGTCGGAGCTCACCGAACCTGCGCAGGTGGAGGCTCAGCCATGACGCGCATGCTGCTGATGCTAATGCTCGCCACGCCCGCATGGGCGCTCGACTACCATGCCACGATCGAGCACGTGCCCGATGTGCGCGATACATACTGGGTAGTCTACCCGGCGCGCACGGTAACGTCGGCGACGTGGACGTGCCGCGTGATCGACGCCAAGAGGCCCGATGCGGACCCGTCAGGCATGCTCGCAGGCGGGCCGACGGTGACCGCAAGCGACACGGTGACCGTTGCGGTGTTGCCGGGCACGCAGCGGCTTGGCAACACGTACCATTGCCGCGTCAAGGCGACGGACACCATGGGCAATACTCCGACCGCTGAGATCCTGATCCGTGTCACCTACCCGACGAGGTGAGCCATGCGCGCGCGACCTGGAGTGATTGAAATTCCGATGTCAGCGTTGCGCGGCGAGCCGCCAGAGTGGCGAGCACTAGTCATGCACCGGAGCGCCCCTGGCTCGCTCGTGATCGCGGTGCGAGACGATGCAGGCGAGGCCGTCGCAATCGACAGCGCCGTGCTCATCTGCTCCGCGAGCGTGGGCGGGTCCGGGACAGCGCTCCCGGCAAATGTCTCAGCCGACCCGCCGCAGGCGGAATGGGGCAGCGCAGCGCTTGCGACGATCCCTGCAGGCCGGTGGTTCTACCGCGTCGAGCTCACCGTCGGCAGCCTAAGCGGCGTGGGGCTTGCTGGGCTCGTCACCGTGGCATGACATGGCGGGCGAGCATGTCGGGCAGACGATCGACCTCGTCGAGCGAGCCATCCGGCGCGCCGTGGGGAGCTACGACCGCGTGCTCTTGCAGCGGGTGGATATGCAGCGCATCGATGATGCCTTGGCCGCCCGCGACGTCGAGGCATTGAGACGAGAGCTCGAACGGGCGGGCGTGTCGCGCATGAGAATTGCGGCCCTGCAGCAGCAGCTCGTCAAGGCCGCAAAGCTGGGCATCCGCTCGCTGCGGGTCGACCTGGGCGGCGGTATCGCGCTCCCGAGCCAGCGCGCGATCGACTGGGCAGAGCGGCGTGGTGCGGAGCTAGTGACCGCGATCGACGAGGAGGCGCGCACGGAAATCCGGTCGGCGGTGGTAGATGCGCTCGACCAGGGCCTGTCACCGCAGGCGCTCCGCGATGGGCTCGTGCGCATCGTGCCGCTGCACCCGCGGCAGGTGGCGGCACTTGCACGCAGGGCGGAGACACTCTCCCCCGCAGAGCAAGCCGACTACGCGCAGGCGCTGGCATACTCACGGGCCCTCACGATCGCTCGCACGGAAGCGGCCCGCGCGGTCAATATCTCGCGGCACGAGACACTTCGCGAGGCGCGGCCCAACGCGCAGATCATGTGGATCACGGCCGACGACGAGCATGTCTGCCCCATCTGCGAGCCGCGGGACCGCGAGGTGCAGAGCCTCGATGACGAATGGGCCCGCAGTGAAGAGCCGCCCGCGCACCCTAATTGCCGGTGCCGCACGGTGGTGACTGGCAAATCTTGACAACGCGGTCTCGTTGTGCGATATCGCGCCGCGAGGACATCTATCGTGGCCCGAGTCGGCGGGTACGCAGCGACATGGAATTCTCCATTCTGGCCGGCGGGCACCAACGGCCAGGCGGTGGGCCCCGTTGTTTTGCTTCCCAATGCATTCACGAGCTCGCTCACGCTCCCTGCGGTCCGCGACCGCATTCTCGTGCTCGCGTATCACGATGCGACACGTGCGATTGCGCGCCCGGACGTGCTCCGGCAAGACGACCGCGGGCTCTACTTCGAGGCCTCGCTTACCGATACGCGCGACGGCGCGGATCTCTCCGAGCTCGTGACGCGAGGCGTGATTGGCGAGGCATCGATTGGCTTTGCTCCGATCACGGCCCAGTACGTGATGGGCACGTGGGTTGTGGAGCAGGCGCTACTGCAAGAGATTTCGCTTGTGCCATGGGGCGCGAATTCCCAGGCGCGAGTGCAGCTCATCGCGGCCGAAGTGCAAGAGGCCGCGGAGCAAATCGCAGAACAGATCGCAACCGACGCCGGTGCTTCGGCATCGGCATCCGGTACGACGCTCGCCAGGCGGCGGGCACTGGCGCTGTGGCGCCACACGAAGGTCAGAGGAGGTAACTATGAGCATGCTAGCTGAGGCAGTCGCGAAGGTAGATGCGCTCCGAGCCGAGCTCGACCAGCGCTACGGGGAACAATGGCCCGCAGATGCGGTCGAGCAGTTCGAGCGCGCGGTGGCGGAGCTCGATCATGCGATGGAGGCCGCGCAGGCACGGGCCGCACGACTCAAGCAGTATGAGGAGCGCCGTCAACAAGCCGAGGCACTTACGCAGCCGCAACCTGCGGCGACGTTGACCGCGTCGATTCCGGCGCGCACGCACGTCGCGCAGCCCCAGGAGCCGGTGCGCCCGTGGGGTGAGGCATTTCGCGCATGGTGCTCGCAGGGCGAGGCCGCGTTGACTCCCGCGGAGCGGCAGACCTATCTGGCCGCTGGAGACAGCGGGGTCGGCTGGCGACTCCAGTGGACTGCGGCGCCACCGTCGGCGACGGGCGAAGATCTGCTGGTCCCGCCACAGCTTGCTGCGACGGTACGTATCGCACGGCGACGCACGGGCCTGATGAGGCAACTCTGCACAGTCCGACGAACGAGCCGCGACGTATACCAGGAGCCATACGTGGCGCCCTCGGGCGAGTACGTGTCCGGGCAGATCACGGACACCTGGCCGGGCAATGCGGGGCTCGACCCGGTCGCCGCTCGCACGGCGCTACAGCAGCAATTCCAACGGCGCGAGATTCGCGTGTGGCCGTGGGAGCCAGGCCACGTAGTCGCGTCTCGTGCGACGATTGAAGACGCGGAGGTGGATCTGGAGGCCGTGTTGGCGGATATCATCTCGCGGCAAGAGGCCTTGTCCGAGGACAAGGCGTTCATTGTCGGAGACGGTTCGCAAAAGCCGCAAGGCGTGTTCACCGATACGAGCACGCCTGTGGTTACTGCGGGATCGGCGACACAGATCACCTATGACGACGTGGTGAATCTCTACACCGCCGTGCGCGAAGAGTATGCGGAGCAGGGCGTGTGGCTGATCCACCGCAGCGCGCTCGCGCAGATGCTCCGGTTCAAGGACAGCGCCCAGCGGCCGATTTTCATGCCGGGCCAAAACGTATTGACCCTGTTCGACAGGCCCATTTTCCGCAGCGGCTTCGTTCCCGCGGTCGCATCCGGACAGCGGCCGATGCTCTTTGGCGACTTGACCCAGTACTATATCGTGGACCGATCCGACCTGCTCCTGATTCCGCTGCGAGAACGCTACGCGCCGCACATGGGTTTTGCCATCTGGTCTAGGAAGGGCGGCAAACTCATGGAGCCCGAGGCGGTCGCAGTACTGGAGATGGCATAATATCGGGGCACGACATGATCACGCCCGCGATCACGGATGCAGAGCTCGCTCAGGCGCTGGGGATGCGCCTCGAGGATGCCCTCGGTGCGCATCGCCTGGCGGCGCAGGCGACCGAGCTTGTCGAGCGCGTGCTTGGCCGCACGATCATCGCCACGTCGCGCGTCCAGACGCAGTACATCGTGGGCGAGTTCGACGTGCTCCGCGTGCCCGGGCGTCCCGTGCGTTCGGTCACCATCGAGTACTCGACCGATGCCCAGACCTGGACCACCATCGATGCCGCGACGTACGTCGTCGATGCGCAAGCGGGGCTAGTGACGCGCGCTGGTGGGCACTGGCCACCCGGCTGGTACCGTATCACCGCCAGCGTTGGCATCGCGGCCGACATTAACGGCGTGCCCAAGGAGATCCGCGCTGCGATCATCTCCGCAGCGCGGTGGATCCGGATGCGGGAGGCGGCAGGTGAGCAGGCATTCGGGCCACCAGACGTGCTCCGACAGCAGCTCGGGAGGGGCGCATGAGGCTCTCGGTCTCCGCGCGTGGTATCGCTGACACGCTCAGGTGGATGACCGGCTACGGCGCTGAGCGGCGGGAGCGTATGGCGCGCGCGCTAGAGCGCGAGGGACGGCGCGCTGTGCAAGACATCGTGCTCCGATATCGGCGCGGCGGCACCACGGCAGAGCGGACGGCCGTGCGTACTGGGCGACTCGTGGGCTCGTACGGCTACCAGGTAGAGCGGCGCCCGATTGGGCTCAGTGTTGGTGTCGAGGCGGGGAGCGCGGCTCTCGTCTACGCGGCCGTGCACGAGGGCATCGATGCCCAGGGCCGTCCGGTAGACGAGACGGTGATCCGGCCGCGGCGCGGGCAATATATCGCGATCCCGCTACCGGCCGCGCTCACTGCTGCCGGCGTGGAACGGCGGCCCGCGCGGGCGTACCGCAATACGTTCGTGCGCAAGGGCATCATCTTTCAGCGGCGCGGCGAGGCGATCGTGCCGCTCTATCGGCTCGTGCGCTCGGTGACGGTGCCGGCGCGGCCCGCGCTTCGCAAAATTGCGCCCGAGCTCGTGTCCCGAGTCGCAGAGGAGGCAGCCCGTGTCTACGGTGGAGCATGACATCCTGCATGATGCGGCTGACGCCGTAGTCGCCGCTCGTATCGCGGCACGAGTGCGGTTCGATCGCGACGAAACAGCGCTCGATCCTGGAGACTGCATTATCTGGATGGACCAGGTCGAGTACGAGCCGCAGGCCGGGCGGTCCGCCGTCATCGCGGCGAACATCGACATCGAGTGGATGCCGCGCGGGCCCTGGTCGGAGCTCGATTACCACACGCAGCTTGCAGCCCTCGACGCGGAGATCATGGGCGTGCTCGGCGAGTATGGTGCCACGCCGCTCATGGCGCGAGTGATCCGAGCAGACAATGGCGGATATCTCGTGCTGCGAGAGTACCGCATCCTCTACCACCGCGACATGCTGACGATCGAGGGCGTGATTAGGACGGAGGTGTAATCATGGCCAAGCAGGTCACCATCAGCCAATCTATTCAGGCGGTCGCAAAGTTGCAGGCCAACCCAGGCGCACCAGCCTACGGTACAGGCGGAACCGATGATCTCCCGCTCTTGGAGCCTGTGGTTATCCAGCCGCGGCCGCAGCTGATTCCGATCAGCGTGATCCGCGGATCGTTGTCGCCGATCGACGCAGTCGTAGGGCCCCAGCTCGCGGATGTGCGCGCTCGGTTCCCCGTGTTTGGCAGCGGCACCGCGGGCTCCGCGACTGGTAACGGCGCGAGCGCGATCGACGCGATGCTCATCGCGAGTGGTATGGCGCGGCATACGCAGTCGGCGCGGGTGATATACCGCCCTGCGACACCGACAGAGCTCATCGACGGCGCCACGACGCCGGCGCGATGCCATCCGGTCACCGTCGGTGCCAAAAACGGCAAGGCGCGCATCTTCGCACGCGACGTCGTCGGGTCGCTGACAATCTCGGGCCGGCCCGAAGGGTTTCTCGAAGGAACGTTCGACGGTCAGGGCGTCTGGGACACGCAGGACGAGAGCAGCATCGCGGGCTACACCGGCGGCACTATCCGTCCGCTCGCATTCCGGAACATCACGCTCCGGATTGCTCGCATCACGACGCCCGTGCGACTCACGTCAGCCACGGCGGGCACTACGACCACATTCACGACGGATGCGGCGCACGGACTCTCGACTGGACATCTCGTGGCGATCACCGGGTTGACGGGCTCGTGGCAGGTAGTCAACGGCTGCCACCTTGTGACGGGCGCACCCACGGCCACGCAATTCACCATTGCGTACGACTCGACGGGTTTCGGCTCTCTCACGGGCGACGGGCAAGCCGGTGGCGGCTCGTTCGACGGGGCCACATCGAGCGGCCAAACCATCGTACTCCGAGAGTTCAGCTTCGATGCGGGGAACGAGCGGCAGATCGTGAACGACGCCACCGTCTCGCAAGGCGCGCTGCGCCCGATTATCACGGGCCGCAACCCGGTCGTGCGCGCGACAATGGCAGTGGATCGGGATTCCTTCACGCCCAACCGAGCCATTTCGGATGCCACGATGCTCAGCGAGATGTTCGCCGGCACGAAGTTCTGCATGCGGATCGATGTCGGCTCAGCGACGGGGAACAAGTGGATCTTCCACTTCCCGCGGATGGCGATCACGCTCGAATACTCGGAGCGCGAGAACATCATTATGCAAACGATTCAGGGCCGCTGCACTGGCGGCGTCGAGTCGGAGTATGCAATCTGGGTCGAATAGGAGGTGTCCCATGGACGACATTCTGCGGATTGCGATCCCTGCAGCAGCCGCGATCCTCACGGCTATCGTGAGGCGAGTGGTCCCGCTGATCCCGAAGCCGCTCGTGCCGATCCTGGCCACGGTCATCGGCGCTATCGGCGCCGCGCTCAGTGGCCAGGCCGACACTACCACGGGTGCGGCACTGAGCGGCCTCGCGGCTATCGGCGTGCGAGAGATCGTCGACCAGGTGAGCAAGGCCGGGAGGTGAGCCATGCAAGTCGGTGACATTGTGCGGTTCCGCAGCCTACCTAGCGGCGGGGTGGAGTACGATCCGGACGGCGAGCTCTACTACCGCGTCACGGAGATTGTGCATGGCGACACGTATGACTGCATCCGCTGCATCTCCGATGAGGGCATCTCGCCCGTCTGGGTGCGCGTCGACACGTGACCGCTATGCGGTACGAGAAACTGGAGGCCCAGGAGACGCGCGTCGTGGAGCTTCCGCCGCCATGTGCCGGGTGGCGTGTCACGGTGCGTCGCATCACGGTGCATGCCGGGCGTCGGATTGCGATGTATCTCGACCGCGTGCGCGCGCGACAGGGCGACATTCTCCGGGCGTACATTCAGGCGCTGGTGTCCGGTGTGCCGGATCGGGACATCGCCACACCGCCTGTGGTGGCGGACTTCTCGGGGCACGACCCGCAGCAGCTACGAGAGCTCGCGGACCTCGACGATGTGCCGCCCACGTGGCAGGAGCAGCTGATCGAGCTCCTATTGGCCGTGCCGTCCGCGCAAGATGCGGTGGTGCGAGCGCTGGAAGAGCTCAGGGAGGAGTGGGAGAAAAAAAAGTTCGGCTCCCCGAGCTCGCCTGCAGGCTCCTAGCAGCACACCGATCGCAGCTACTCCCGACGTCATGTGACGAGTGCGGCGCGCACGAGGCGTGCGAGGGCGGGTGCTGGCGGGAACGGTATCCCGCCGAGGCATGGGCGCTTGCAGAGCTCGCATCGCGATGCCTGCGTGGCAAGGCATGGCGCGACGATGCGGGCATCACGCGCGAGTATTGGCGCGTGCAGACGGGGGCGCTGCTGGCTGAGCTCCGTGCCATGACCAGACCCGTGATCGTGCTCGATCGCGTCTACTCGCATGCAGACGTGATCGAGCTCATGCACGCGGTGGCGGGCGCGCGCAGTTCCGGCCGCGTTTATTCGGTGAGGGAGTTGGCCTTGCTCGACGGAGACGACGATGCCGCCGATCTCTGACATTTCGATCCGACTTCGCATCGAAGACGACGGTGCGGTGCGTGTGGTCGAGAGCACGCGCCAGGCGATCGAGCGGCTATCCGGCACGACTACGGCTGCCGAGGGATCGTTCAGCCGTCTCGCCAGGGGCGTCATTGTCGCGAACCAGGCATGGGAGCTACTCGGGCGCGTCTCCGGCGTGGTGACGAGCGCGCTTCGGGCCACAATCGCCGCAGCCGACGAGCAAGACCGGGCTACTGCCCGGCTCGCCGCAACGTTGCGCGCGACGGGCCAGGCGAGCGCGGATTATCTCCGCGAGCTGCAGGCACAGGCCGCGGCGTACCAACGGCTAACGGTTCACGGCGACGAGGCGGTGAACAACGTCCAGCGGCTCCTGGTCCAGTTCGGCGCGCAGAGGCAGCAGATCGAGCCGCTCACGCGCATGGTGCTCGATCTCGCATCGGCATATGACATGTCCATCGACGCGATGGCCGAGCTCGTGGGCGGTGCGCTTGGTGGCCGGCTCGATGGGCTACTCCGCACACTGAGGCTCCGCGCCGACGAGGGTGCGAGTGCGCAGGAAAAATGGTCGCAGGTCATCGATGCCTGGCGGCGCACAATGGGGCAGGCAGAAGCCGAGGCGTCCACGTTCGGGGGCAGAATGGCGCAGGTGCGCGGCGCGATCGCCGAGGCACTGGAGCAGATCGGTGCTATCGTGACACGATCCACGGCGGTGACGGGCGCGCTCGCACAAATCCGCGATGCGTTCTTCACCTTGGCGGACGCAATCTCGCAGGCGGTGACTGGCGAGCGCGGCCGCATCGACGAGGTGCTTGCACGCGCGCTCGGGCGGGTTGCGGAAGCCGTGCGCGGTGTAGCTAGCCAGATCGCGCAAGATCCGCAGAGCATCGTTGCGGGCCTCGAACGTGCAGTCGCTGCGGCGGAGAACCTCGCCATGGCGCTCGGCAAGGTAATGATTGCCGCCGAGCGAATCAGCGCGGCCCTGTCGAGTCCGGCAATTGGCTCCCTGGCCATACTGGGCGGCGGGTCCCTAACAGGCGCGCTGCTCGGCGGTTTGTTTGGTGGGCCTGCTGGCGCGCTCGTGGGCGGGCTCAGCGGTCTCGGGATTAGCGCGCCGTTGGCGTTGTTTCTGCCCGGCGGCGGCATGCAGCCAGGCGCGGCGCAGCCGGTACAGCCGGCGCTGACAGAGCCACCGCCATTCACGCCAGCCGCGCCGATGTCGCCGATCCCCGAAGCGGTAGCAGCCAGCATCCAGCGCACTGGCGCGGCGGCAGCCGAGGCGGCGCAAGACACGAGCCGGTTTGCCGATGCGCTCTCTGCAATTCGCGTGCGGTCTACCGATGCGGCCAAAGCCGCAGAAGACCTGCGCGTGCAATGGGAGCAGGTCACGGATGTGATCTCGCAGGCAGACCGGACCCGGGCTGAGACCGCACGTGAGATCGCGGCTGCGCACGTCGAGCGCGCCCGGGCGCTCTTGGAGCGCGCGCAGACGATGGGGCCCGAGGAGCAGCGCGCGGCAATGGCCGCAGTCCGGCAAGCGATGGAGGAGCAGCTCCGCGTTGAGGAGTCGCTACTACAGGCCGAGCGCGAGCGGCTAGAGACGGCGATCCAGCTTGCTCAGGTCATGCCGACCGTGTTCGACCCGAGGGTTGTCGAGGCGTGGGCCGCACGCGTGGAGCAGATCGACGCCACGATGGGCATTCTCCGCGAGCGGGTGGACCGCACGCTCGAAGGCCTAGATCGAGCGCGCGCGGCTGCGGTGGACGTGGTCGAGATCATCGGCGGCTCGGTCTCTCGCGCGGTCACGGCACGCATCGCAGGCGGCGGTGTCGGAGACATCGGGCTCGTGTTGCGAGACAGCCTGCTCGTATCGGTGTCCGACATTGTCGGATCCGCACTGGCTGAGCAGTCGCGCGCACTCAAAGCCCAAGGTGCGGGCGTGCTCACGCGGCTCGGCGCCGGCATCACGGGCGCCCTCGTGCAGGGCGGGATCGCGCAGGCTCTGGCGGGCATGGTGTCCGGCTCGGCATCCGCGGCACCGGTGCTCGCAGCACTCGCTGGTGCGCTTGGGCTTGGCGCCATCACGGGCGGCACGCTCGCCACGCTCACGGGCGCAAGCAGCCTCGCATCCACGCTCGGAATCTCGCTCTCCACACTCGGCGCGGCTGCTGGTGGCCTAGGTCTCGCTGCTCTGATCGCAGGCCCAATCATGATGGCGACGGGGCCCGGCACCACGCGATTTGGGCAGTTCGACGCGGGTCGGAGCGTGCTGAGTGTCGGTGCTGGTGCTGCAGCAGGCGCGGCGCTTGGCAGCATCATTCCCGGCATCGGAACCGCGATCGGCGCGGCGATCGGCGGACTTCTCGGCGCGCTCACGTCGCTGTTCGGGGCCTCGCAGACTACGGCAGAGGACCGTGCACTGCGCGCGATCGAGACAGTGATGGAGAAGGCCGGACTTTCGCGCCGAATCGTATTCCGCGACGAGTCCGGCCGTATCGTTGAGGGGCCGCGGCTAGCGGACACGGTGATCGGGCGCGACGTGGAGCGGCTTATTGGAATGCGAGATCGGGGGAATCTTGCCGGACTCATTGCGGCCATCGAGCGGCGGCCTGCGCAAGAGATCGGCGCGGTGCAAGCGGCCGTGCAGGTGCCTGCAATGGTGTTCGGGCGGGCGATGGGACTCGCGGACCCAGCGGCGCTGGGTAATACGATCGCGAACATGACGCTCGCCCTCGGGCGCGGCGCGCGCGAGGCAGAGGAGTGGCTGCTTCGCGCCGCACAGGCAGCCGGCATTGACTTCCGCGGCGCGCTCGTCGCGGTGCACGACCAGTTCGAGCGCGGGCAGCTTTCCGCGTCGCAACTGGAGGTCGCGGTCGCAGAGATTGCGCGGCTCTTTGGGGACGAGTTGCCGCCCGGATTCGACGTCGCACGCATCGCGATGCGACAGCTCGATGCGGCAAGCCAGAGCCTTGACTTGCGGCGGCTGATTCAGCAGCTCGACCAGGTCTCGCAGGCTGGGGCGCGCGCCGCGGAAGGGCTCGCCGGTGCCATCCGTGCGCTAGCCATCACTCCAGACGACCAGCTCCGCGATGCGCAGACGGCATTTGCGGAGCGCATCGGCCAGGTGCTCACCGATGCGATCGCCGACGTGTCGCTCGCCGGCATCACCGACCAGATGCGGCGCGTCGTGGGCGACGTGTTCGCTGCGATTCAGGCGGGTGACGCGGAGGCCGTGCGCTCTGCGACGCAGGCTCTCTTCGACTTCGCGCGCGGGCTGCAGCTTATTCCGCCGCAGCTCCGCGCCATACTCGATGCGCTGCAGGGCCCCGCGCGTGCTCAGGCGTTACTCGCGGAGGCCGATCGCCAGCGGGAGCGCATCCGGCAGATTGAGCTTGCGCGCATGAGCCCGGCGGCGCAGCGCGCGACAATCCTGCAGGAGCAGCAGCAGGCGCTCGCCGCGCTGCGTCAGGCGTCGGGCGTGGCTGCGATCGACCGGGCGCGCATCGTCGAGCAGCGAAGCACGGAGCTGCTGCAACTCGCCGGGCAGTTCGCGGCGGGCAGCGCGCAGCGCCGATTCCTGGAGCAGCAGGCGCTGACAGGGCTCCGCGAATCCGAGCGTGTGCTCCGTGAGCAGGCCGCGATCGAGCAGCAGCGCTTCGAGGAGCAGATCCGCGCGCAGGCCGAGAATACCGCCGCGCTCAGGGAGAATACCGCCGCGCTGCGGGCGCAGCTGCCTGTGCGACGGCCAGGGCACCGCACGGGGAGGGCCACGGCATGATCGTCATCACCGACTGGCATGCGCCGATCGCGCTCATTGCTGTTGGCACTACTGCGGGCGGCTATGA